TCAGCCTGCCCGGAAGCTTCTGCGCAGACCTCGCGAAAGTGGAACCCTGTAGCCGACCAGGCAGAACTGATCGAGTGCAAACAAGACAGCCGATTCAAATCCGTGTCCCTGAGCCAGGCGAGCTTCCTTTAGCCAGGCTGTGCTCGAATCTGAAATGCCTACCAGATGGCTCCTTTGAGATGGAGGAAAGCTTACCGGAGCCTTGCTCTCCATTGACCCTTTCGCCAGGTCGAGATTGCGGCCATAGGTGTACGTGAAGCTCTCGGTTTTGAGGCAATCGAGAGTTGAAGGAGTCCAGGCGGCAGTCGGGTAATTCACGACGGCATTCAACCGACCTGAGTTGACGTCTGTTGGATATAACACCTCGAATCGGCACGTTGAAAGGGTGCTTCGAACGAACTGCATAATCTGTGTTGTGAAGTTTCCAATGAGTGTGGAAAGAAACTGCGCCTCTTGTGCCACGGTCGCGGGATCGGTGTCATTTGACGTTATGACCGCCATATCTCGCCCATACTGAGTGCGAAAGCTCTCAGTTGTGTATGCGTCATAGAACGGCATTCCCGAGCCGTCGTCGGGAAAGTACCACCACTGCACCTCGCCAAATTGCAGATAAGGACGCAGACCCGCCGATGCTTGCAGATTCGCCATGTCGAGGTAAACCTGCTGCCAGAAGCTCGTACTCTGCGGCGAGAAGTTCGTCTGCAGAGCAGGAGTGTTCACAATACAAGGATTGCCGTCCGGATAAATCTGGGCGATCCCAGCGGCAGCGTCCGGGTCACCGTGTTGCAGTTCCATACTGAACGAGGCCGCGACATCGAGGCCATAGCCCTTCAGCGCTTCAAAGAAAGCAGCGCTCCAGTCGCGAGCCGCCCGATTGATTCGCGGGAGCGCCTGCAAATCGGTTCGCCAGTTGCCGTCCACGCCGCCATTCAGTGCGTTGCCAGATGTCTGAATCGTTAGGCTGCTGGTCGGCGGGCTGGTCCCCAGCGTAATCGCATTTCCCGCCGTTCCCATAGCTCGCGCGTAAATCGTAAGCTGATTGCCTGCCGCCTGCGCACGAATCGCCGTGTATCCGCGGTTGATCTCTAACTCCAAAGCCTTGGCGAGCGACGCCGCTGTCTCACAAATCGTATTCACATGGGATATCGGGGTCTGAGTATTCGTGGGATCTGTCGAATTCCCGATGGAAATCGTGGTGGTCGCCCCCGCGTCGGGCGTGCCTGTGAATGTGATCGTCGCAGACGCATACTGCTCCCCAGGGCATGCCAGCTCGTAGAACCACATCGCACCCGCATAATGATTCACGCGTCCGCGAAATCCAAGCGCGTGAATGAGCCATGCGGTACGCTCAGCGGGCAGCGCGATGGAGTGATCGGTGTCCCAGTCGGTTGCCAGGCCCAAAGTCGGCTCTTCGGTCGCCGCCGAAAGAGAATAAACAGGAATGGCGAGCTCGAGAAAATCGAAGTAGAAGTACGTGCCCAAGTCGCCTTGATGAGTAATCGCGACTGTGTGACGCCCCGGAACGAGTGTTCCAAGAAAGTGCCGCACCAACACATCCTCGCCCTCGAAAAGCAGGTTAACAACAATCGCCGCGCCGCCGTCAATCGACACGCCTATGGTCGCGCCATTGAACGTCAAGCGAGTGCCCAAATAAAGCTGAGATGTGGAACTACTCGCAAACGCACAGTTTAATGTTGAAGACGGACTGCTCGTCGAGTGAATCGTTCCCCCCGAAAAGTTTCCGCTCGATCTCGTCCATCCGCTTGAATACTGCACACTGGGGTCCGTGTCCTCGAATCTCCGAGATCCCGGGCCCGCGACCTGATATGTAGCCCCGGCCCCGCTGACAGTCCAGTTCGAAACAACCACCGAAAACTCGCACCTCTGAAACGTTCCCGGCTGCAAATCGGCGGCGTAAGTCCAGCGCATCTTTCGCACGGCGTTCGTAGGAATCTTGCCAAGCTTAGGATCACTCAGCGATGCGAATGGCAGTACAACTCGCCATTGAGTCGGTGATGTGCCGCCGGAGAACGGCTTCCAACTCGCGTCCCAGCTCTCGGTCGTCCCTGAAACAAACGTATACAACCCCAGACGATTGCCGTTTGTCCCGCTTGTAGCATTTGTTAGGGTCAACGTTAGACTCGCACCGTTCGCCATAGCATGAACCGTCAACGATGCCTGATTTACCGCTGCCGAGATTGCCTGCATTGCATTTGTGAAGGAATCATTCGCGACGAACTGATACGAGTACTGTTCCGTGAGAAACGCGAAACCTACACGATCGCCCTGCACCGGCGTTCCCGAAAGCGTTAAGGAGGTGGAGGCGTTTTGGTACGACCCCGAAACCGGGGTTGCATAATCAGCTAAGAGCACCCTGTAAACCTGCTCGCCAGATCCGTCATCCGCCCAAATCCGCAACGTTGGCCAATCGACCGTAGGATAGAGATCCGAGTCAAGCGGTATGCAGTTCGTGCGAACCTCGTCGTAAGAAAGCAGCAATCCGCTGAGGTCTCCATCCGGCAGCTTTCTAAACAAGGGATGTTCGAAAACGTTATCGCGATTCCACTCGATAACAGCCCAGTCGAACTGCTGCCGCCAGCTACCCGAAACAGTGAACCCATTGGGCGTCGCATGGCTCATTGCGGCAATTGCCGAAGGCTTATAGAAATAACACTGCAGATCCCGGTCAGGTTGCAGCTTGGTGATGGTTTCTCCCATGACGCCCTGCTTATAACTGAATCGTGACGGTCAAGTCACTGCCCGGCAAGCTGTCTGTTCCCTGAGGGACCGACAGAACGTTCAGCCCAAGTTGTGCGTTCGCCTGCAACGGCCCGAGTCCCGCTCCTCCTACGACGTTCGAAACGGTCGCGCCCGAGGGTATCGTCAACGCACAATAAGACTGCCCATTTTGCGTGACCTGTAGTTGAACTGCATCGCCGGCCGGAGCGCTACCAAGGTACGCGAACACACTCGCGACCGAGTGGCCGGCATCGACGATCAGTCTCGGAGCAGCGTCGGTCTGAATCGCAAGCGGTCCATCGACTTGGATCGAGAACTGGCCTCCCGAGAGCGTTCGAATGCCGTGGTCGACGGTGTTTACAAAGGCGCGCCGGGCCGTGTCGCTGTTGCCTTGCGAATTCGTAACGAAAAACTCTGCAGCCGCAATCCGCACATCCGGCAGAGCGATCCGGAACGAATAACTTCCGCTTGCGTTGCTGCCGAAAAACGCACGCGGGAATGGCATTACGAAGGTTTTCCGGCTGAGTCGATAGACCGCCGCGCCGGCCTGGTGGCTTACCGGTGACGTCCCATAGCCCCCCCGAGCAACAGTCATCGAACTGCCATCGTCCGCAGCGCTCTGCACTACGAATAACTCGGTGTCGATCTGAAGCACGTCGCCCGCCTGTGCGCCTCCTGCTGACGCAATTCCAACAGAAGTGTCTGAAGCCCCCAGCCCCCCACTCAGCGTCACACTCGATAGGCCCTGCAACTCATCCCAGTACAGAACGGCCAGAGTCCCTGCCGTAATCGTGTCCGTATTTGCAAGGTTGCCGAAAGCGATGCCAAGTACCTCAAGTCCGCCCTCCCCAGTTGCGAAAAGTCCGAAGGAAGGCAAGCCCGGAATATCCGAGTCTCCCCCGGACCCGGTAACATGCCCGGATATTCGCCAGTTTGTGAGCGGCGAGATATCGACCGGACATTCTTCGTCGTGCGCATTCGCCGCGCGTCCTGAGATCTGAATGGTCGCCCCGGCACGGTTCGGCACGGGGAATGAAATAGGGCTTGTGGAAGAGGTCGCTCCGAACTGCCAACTCGGATCGACAATCGTGAACTGACTGGTTGAATCAGGAACAATATCCCACTTCGGCGCCACCGTTAGCGTTGAATCCGTATTGGACAGAACCGGTCGCTCCTGTCCTGCCCCTGTCCCGGAACTGACGCGCACCCTGGTCCCGGCAAACTCATTGACTTGCATTCCTGCGCTGTTGGCCCCAACCGTTGTCGGAGTGAAAATGTCGGCCGTCTGATCCGGACGCAACGTCATTCTCCAGTAGAAATTAGCGTGATCGTAATTTGCGTCCGGAGGTCCGGTCAGTGCAGGATTTAAACCTGAGTCCGTGAATTGACTGGCGATCGGGACGCTCGCCGCGATCTGAAGTAGCTGCGAGGGGTTTTCGCCGCGATAAACATTGAAGGACGCAGCTTTGGATGAAAAACTCAGACTCTGGAGCGTCACAGCGTTCGTATTGGTGCCGGCAGCCGTCGAAGCGTTGATCACAAAAGAGAGCGGACCCTCGCCGCCCGAACCATCCACGGCAGTCAGTGCATAGTAGTAGGAACGCCCGCCCACCAGGCTGCCGCTCGTCGTGCTCGTCAGGGCGCTAAGGCTCACCAGCGGTACTGAAAGCGCTGTATTCGCCGGTTGAGCCGGAACATCAAAGCTAACCGCGAGTGCTATGTTCGCCGAACCGTCTGAATTGAGCGAGCATGTCTCCTGAACGCCGAATTGTTCTTCCCCCGCGCCGTCGAGAACACTTCCGACCAAAGGCCGCGGTAGAGTTGAGCGTGCCGTTGCGATCCGTCCCGCGCTACCCATGGCGCTCCCGGACGCGATGTACCAGCTATCGTCGTGGATTTGAGCTGTGATTGCGGCTGTCTGATAATTCGAGGCTGGTGCAATCCGAATGATTCGAAACGGCTGTCGCGCGAACCCCTCTTTCGCGTATGTGACCCCAATAAGGTCGCCGGGCGACAGAGTTACTCCTCGCACACTCGTCTCGAAGTCTATATATGTGTTTCCCTGAATCGATTTGCATAACTGCAGGTATGCTGCCCGCATGGCTTGATCGAAGTTTGGCAAACCCAAAGCCGTGAGTGACGTGCTTACCTCTTCACCGGTTGTCATAATATCCTCGCCGTCGGCAAGCGAAAGGCTGTCCTGCTGATACTCGTTGAACTCATCCTGGAATTCGACGCTGAACCGGTTTGCCGCATCGGCTGAAGTGCGCGACCAAACGCGCAACGTTGCCTTGCCGTTAGCTCCCCTCACGATTCCCGAATAGCTGTTATCTCCGAATTCGTACGCCGGCCAACCACCGTTCAAAACGGATGTGGAATTGCTCCCGTCGGGCTTCGAGGGTTGCTGGTTCGCTAAGGTCCCTTCTACCCTGACTTGCAGCTTCCCGGCTGCATCAAACGTCACGTAAAGCCCGGCAGCATTTCTAATCCCCCGCACGACATCTCCGGCGCTATGCCGGCTTGTCAGCATAAGGTTGCACTGATAACGCGGAATGGTCGCGGGATTACCATGCACATCCACAGTCTGAATTGGCTGATCGCATATCTGCGCCGCTACGGCGAAGCTCCCGAGGTTGATTTCATCCGTGCGCCAGCCGCTCCTGCGCAGAACGTCGAGCAGCACCCAGGCCGCGTTGTTTGTGAACGCCTCATCTACAACGTTGCCATTGACATCGAACCGCGGAAGCTTGAGGCCCTGGATTAAAACTTGTACGCTCGGCAAGGAACGCCCACTGGAGATAGCTGTCGGGACGACAACGGATAGCACGGCCATGCTCCCGTATGGGTCGCCCAACGGGTTCCCGGACGAATCGCAGAAATCAAGATTGAAGGCGCCGTTTCGTCCCCCGGTACTCACGACGTTGTACCATCCAGTGCCAGTCATGTTTGCGCCCGTCACTCCCACCGGAATCTCGATGTCATTGACCACCACCTGAACGATCCCGGCAATCTCACCCATGCCGAGCAGGGCCTCGAGATGCGTCAGGTTGCCGTCATTGCGCGCAAAGATAACTGGAGGCGCGAGCCATCCGGTTCCGTAGATCAGCGGGACATAGTCGTTGTAGCGTGCCTGGTTATCCACGGGGACCGAGACGTGCGATCCTTTTTCGCCGTAGCTGCGAACAATGATCGATGGTGGTACAAACTCAATGCCGCCGAAGCGCCGCGTGGTGTTTCCTGCGCTGTCCTTATCGAACATCCCGCGCTGTGCGCACTGAGTTCGCGAGTAATCGCAAGTCGTGTAAGCAGCCGTCCCGTTCAAGTTCCCCACGCCGCCGGCAACACCCGCTGAATACCCACAGCGATAAAGCGCTGAGTACTTTCCGCTCGTCCCGCCTGTCAACCCCGCCTGCTGTTGATCGGCGGTGCACGGGAACATCCATGGACACACCTTTCGGACCTGGGTCTCGGGCAAAAAGATGCGTTGGAGATTAAGCCGGTTGGCGAAGCTCAAACGCAACGCCGTTTCGGTCGATTCATCTGGAGAGTTGGCGATGCCGCGAAACACCACCCGGCTGTCCGAAGCCGGAACATTGTTCGCCAAATCGAAGAACAGGAAAGTAGCGGCCAGTTGAGCGCCTTTCCATCCGACCTGCCGTTCAACCGGCGAAAACACGGCATCAGCGTTCGCAAGAGAAATCGACAGCCGCGACGCTCCCTCGGTGGCATCGTCCGCCAGCGACTTCATCTCCATCAGGTTATGTTTTAATACTCGAGCCTGGTACTCCTGCCCGTTGACCGTTACATGGTGCGTGCTCCAGAAATATGTGTCGCCAGACGTAAGCGTGCATTGAAAAAGAAAGAGCGGGGTTGCGGAAATCTCCTGCTCCTTGAGGCCGCTGATTGTGGTCATATTCAACCTAACTGAGGGTGATTACGCGGACGCTTGTCGAATGCTTTTCGACCGCATCTGTGGTCTGCGTCAAGACGTCCTGATCGAAGCGGCTCTTGAGATAGACACCGCTTTTGTTCGTGGTCTTTTTGTAGAGCCCCGCGCCCGGCTGCGCTTCAACCTGTGCGCCAAATGCCCGCAGACCGACCCCTGCGGGGATCTCCAGCCCGAATTGAATTCCATCCTGCTGGCACGGCAACGTGAGGCTTAATACTGCACGAGACCAAGCGCTGCTCAACCGCGCAGGCTTGCGTGAGTTCTGGTTTCCCGCCGCCCCGAGAAGATTTACAGTACATGGCGAATGAGCCTGCAAGTAAATACTGAATGCATACTGATACCAACTCGGTCCGCCGATCTCCTGCATCAATGTTGCGGTCACCTGCGAAGTGTTCGTGATCTGGACACCGGATATCCCGCCGGTTGGATCGCTGAAACCGCCTGTCAAACTTAGCAGCGGCCCCGCCGTCCAAACGTTCTGCGTAAAATCTTCGCTCCACAGCAGGAGATTGTCGGCGGGATCGAGAAACGTAAACGTACCCAATCGTCCGGCAGCCGTGTTGAACAACGATGCCAGTTGCTGCCACTCGGCTGTCGTCAATTCGGAGTACTGCAAGGTCCACTGTGTTTCTTCAGGCGTTACATCGGCCATCCGAAATGTCAGACCACTCGGTACCTCGTTTACGTATGCCGGCGTCGTCAGACGCCGGACCATCGGAAACTGCGCAATCGCGCTCCGGATCTGTGGATAATACAGCCCGCTCATCCTAAGTTCTCCCGCACAACAAGTCTTGTCTTGGCTTTCATCGCATCGTGGAACTGAGCGTCTGTGTCCTGTCCCTCGAGGTTGCAATTCGGATACACGGTTCCATCCCAGGGATCCGTGAAGGAGAATGTGCCGACCGGGCCGCCCACCGTCTCTACAAAGGAGATGACTCGCTGAAGCTCATCGTCGCCCAGTGCGTCCAACTGGATGGCCCAACGATGGACCGGCCTTGTGTAAAGTGGATACCGTTGCTCACGCCCGTCGACGAACTGCACAATGGTTGTGGAAAAGCTGAGCGTGCGGCTCGCCGGAAACTGCAGGATTGCACCGCTGTTGAGAACTGGAAATGTGCCCATATCACAGATCCGCGATCACGTCATTCAACGAATTCGAATACAGAATCGCCTGTCGCACGGCCTGCGCGATGTCGTCGCTGTGGTCGAGGAAAGATTTCGAATCCAGTGCGTTGATGTTGACCTGTACTTGCGATGCCGGATTCAACTGCGTCGTGGAACCGGACGCCGCGGCAGGCGACCCGCTTGGCATTCCTACGGATGCGCTGAATTGGATTGGGCTCGGCGCAATGTATGGGACGAGTACGGGTGCCGCCGCCTCGCTACCGCCGCCAAAAAGACCCATAATGCCGCTGATAATCGGCGCTAGCAACGACCCACCACCGAAGAGACTCTCAGCGAAGTTTCCCACGGTTGAAGCGACCGATGTCCCTGTTCCGCGTGCCGACGTATTCTCCAATAGCGCCTGTGTATTTGCCGAAAGCGTGTCCACGTGCGCCTGCGACGCTGTCAGCACCTGAACCAATTGCTGGTTGATCTGCGCCGCCTGGTCACTCATATTCTTGAAAACAGTCGTCAGCTCGGACGTCGTTTCCGATGACGCTGTATTTGTCCCGGCCGTCTCGCCCGGCGCCGGCGCGAACGATGTGAGGTCGCCTACAAGCGTGTTGCTGGAAGGTGCAAGTAGTTTTAACAGGTCCGTTAATGTATTCGAACTAGAATTCGGCACTGCTCCGCTCCATTCTGACTTCGTTTTCTAAAATGCAAAACGCCTCAACGGTCCGTGCTGGCATCGGGGCGTAACTCGCATAGGTCATTAACTTCCACACGGAGAATTCCTCGATCCATGCGACACTATCTGCCGTTATGTACGAAACAGGACAGGTGAAAGTGGCCCGCCCTCGCCGGGCCCAGACGACCCGCTCCCGCTCATCCGCTACACGAGGCAACCACCCGCATCTTCGCGTGTGCTCCAGGCCGTTCCGCCTGCATTCGTCGCACCTCCACGCGGCCTGGTTTACATACTGGAAATGGAAGGCGACGGTTAGTTTTTTCGTTCTTCTTCGCTGAGGCCGCATTGAGCCTTGATCGCTGCAACGATTTCACGGCACAACGCTTCCGGACCTCGATCGAGCAGGCTCTCAACTGTCGCCGGTTCATCATCGATGATCAGATTCTCGATTCCCAGAAGCCCCCACTCGAGATAGATCCGGTCGACTTCACAGGCCAGGACGCCGGCTTCGAGTTTCTCCTGGACACCGCCGCCGGACTCATGAAATTCCATGCGTTTGGCGAGTTCCCGAATGCGCCTCCCCAGCTCCAGCCGTCTGCCGAATGACATTCGTGAAATCGTAAATCGCACCCCCGCGATACTCTCGGCTGCTACTCTCAGCGTGCTCTGATAGTTCGGCGCTGAACCATCCGGCTTACCCAAAAGCGATAGCAATTTCATCGTCCACTGTCCCCTGCGCCCTACAACTTTTGAATGACCACTGCTGGCGCTGCTCGGAGTCGTCGAATTGAGGAGTTTCCAGCAGAACGCTCTTCAGATACAATCCCGCCAGTTGCCCGCCCTGTTGTCCCAGCTGAATCATTACGCTGATGGGAGAATCCTGGCGTGCTGCCTGGTACAGAGCCTTCGTCTGCGCATCGTCTTGCTGATAAATCGTGAATTCCAACGACACATTACGAATGCCAGGCGAGATTCCACGCGCCAGATTCGATCCGAACTCCCGATTGCGTAAATCCAAATTGTTCGAGACCGTCAGCGTGGCCGAGGTGAGAGTAAAGAACTGCTGCGGGGCGCTCCCGAGCCATACCTGCCCGAGATGCCCCGGGACAATCGAGTAATCGTAGTCCGTCAGGTTCTCGGCTGGGAATGAGGCCAGTCCGCCCTCGCCACCCTCAAAGCTCGAGTCATCGATGACGTCACAAGCCGGCCCGGAAAACTGAAACTCGTGGAAATCGCCATTCACCTGGACCTTTAACTCATCCACGGCCGCGCCCGCAATAACACGCTGTACCGCGGAAGCCGGGCTCCAGTAGTCGAAAATCGTTGCGCTTGGCAACTCGTTCGCAGGCATGTAAGTCGCGGTCGGGCTCGTCGTTGTACCCGCTGCCGGAGCCACACTAAACGGAGCACTCAGTTGAACCGTGTGATCGTCCACGAGCGCCGTTACGAACCGGAGCTCTGGTCCATATGCGACCGCTTGTCCCGGTACCAGTCCATGTGGGGCGGCAAACGTTAGGGCATTTCCGCTCGCAACTGAACCTACCGCGGTGCCTGCATTCAACAGCGGACCCGCGCCCAAGCAGGCCTGAAACAGCGTTCCATAGCCGGGTCCGCGAGTCTTGTCTTCCCAGCCGGCCATATAGGTATTGAGCTGGAAGGAGGTTGCCTTTCGAATGCCGGCCGGTGCGCCCAAGAACGTCCGCGATCCAGACTTATCTTTTCGCTGAGTACGTTCGCGTTGCTGTTTCGTTGTCAGCTTTACGGCCGGGATTCGGGTCAACGACTGACTCGCCGCAACCGCCCCATATGCCGTTTCAAGTCCCACGTAGAAACGGTTCTCACTGGATGAAATATATGCCATCGCGACTCACTTTAGTTGCTACTAATCTCGAAATCGAACGAGACCTTAGCCGTTTGTAGAAAATTCTTGCCGCCGTGCTTCACCGGACCGTAACTGATCTGGTAAGCGCCGCCATAAAACATGCCATCGCCGAGATCGCCGCGATTCTGGTCCAGAATCTGGGTCACACCGTTGACCATCACTGTCGCGGACGGATCGAGTCCATCAACCCGATCGCTGGTCGTGCGCACTTCAATCACCATGCTGGCGCTTCCCGAGAATCTCCGTGATTTTTCGCGCAGAGCATTGACCGTCCTCTCGCAGTACACATGAACTGCAGGATATCGGTAAGCCGTGCTTTGCTCCATCAAGTCCGCAGCGACATTCGATGCCACGATCTGGGAGTCGCTTAGCGCAATCGGCGCTGCGCCCATAGCCTCCGCTGCCGCCGTCACACTTGCTTGCAAACCGGCCGCGCCGCGTAGTAACCCGACCACCTTGCTCGTTCCAAGATTTGCGATTAGACTCACATCATCCTCTCTGGATCTGGCGTGTGTTACAGACGAACTTCTCGGGAGCTTGTCCGCACCCAATTGGCGTGCTCTGCTGTAATTGCGTTGAACTGCCGGTCCAGCTTTCGCCCACCGCGAGCGGTGCGCTGTTCTGCAGCCACATGGTCGTGAAATCGTAGCCGGCATAGGCATTCCATGCCGTCACATCCTGGGGAACTCTTCCGGCTTGAACTGGACCGATGCCATTCGAATCGTCCACCTGAACCGGCTCGCTTGGCATACCCTCCATGCCCTGCGCGTTCAGCCAGGTCACTCGAACGTAACAGGCGCCATTCTGCCCGTCACTAACCTCCGGCGCTTCCGCTTTGGGAACTGGAAAAGCGACCAGCCCGACGCCGGTCTCGAACAATTGCGAAGATGTTTGGCCTGCAAGCGTCTCGTACTCCTGCCATTTGCCGTAGTATCGATCGTTCAACTGGTTATTGAATGCGTCCTGGTAGACCCGGGCGAGAGAACGATATGCATGCCAGCGCTTCAAGGGTGACGTTACGACGACATCCCGGCATTCCACGTACCGTCTTACGAGGAACTTGGGATCTTGAATTCCGCTGCGCATCAGAAAGATGAGAACATCAGTCTCTATTTCGCGCTGTGCTAGCGTCATCTTCTGCGTGATGTTGATCCCTTCCGTGCTGGCCACGTCCAGGATCCCGTTTTCGTACCGCTGGAGCTCTTCGCTCGTATTGATGAGTCCGTCCGTCAGCAACATTGCAGTTTGCCTATCCTTTGGCGCCTCGATAGGCTGCACTCTCCGCCGGCGTAGCGAGCCGGGCCTTGCCGTCCACGATCAGCTTCGCTGCGTTCGCCCGGGTCACTTCCGACGACTGCCCTTCTCGCCCGCCGTCTTGTGTCTCCAGGCTCACGACGATGACATGTTCTGCGGCAATCGACTTCTCAGTACTTCGTATCTTTTGGAAATACGCCCTCAAATCCATATCGCCTCTTTTCCCCAAGGCAGGCCGGCCCCAACAAACAGCCAGCCTGCCCGCGTGCCAACTAGCAATTGACTTGGACGCCGAAGTTGTTCCGAAATACTCCGACGCCGTAAAGCACATCGACGGTGAACTGCTGAGCCAGGGTGTTGGGCTGGTAACTCATGATGACTCGCATACCGAAATTGCCCATCTCTGCATATTCGGCAATCGCACCAGTGCCGGGAAGCGGTTGAGGCAATCGGCGAACGACGAGGCCCATTGCATCCCGCGAGAACGCCAGGTTATGAATCGTCACAGGACCACTACCGCTCTTGGGAACAAACTGTGACCGGAAAATGTAAAAATCTTTCATCTTCCCAACCGTGCCCTCGACGAGCGCGCGGAGGCCGGCTTCTCCGGCTGTGTAGAACTCGCTAAAACGTGGAATCTGCCGCAGATTCGAATAGGTCGTCGAATCGACTAACAAGTACTTCGGTGCGCTGGCAGGCACCTTCGCCTGAAATAGTGCTGTTTCCGCCTGGTCCACCAGGGCTTCCGTGATCGCAGTGCCCGGACTGCCAATCGGCGAATTGGCGGTGAACTGCGGATACAGGTTGAGCAAGTCCGACTCAATCTTCTCGGCCAGCGCGATCACCGCCGGCTGCATGTACAACTTCAGCAGGTCCGGAACCGCCAGAACCTTGGTCACATCCGGAATCTGAAAAGTCGCCTCGGCATGCGTGTTCAGCACGATCTGGGCATTTCCCAGGCTCGCGTTTTGCGTCTGTACCGTTCCGCCCTCTGCAATGTTATTCGCCACCAGCGCCGGCGGGATCGGCACATTTACCGTATCGCCCGCGTGAGCCAAAACCGGTTCATAGTCCCGGTTCACAAGGTTGCCCATGACCAAATTGCCCATGAGCGCCGGCAGCGCATCCACTGCCACCAGCTTCACAATCGCACTTGCTACATTTGCTGACGTGATAATCGCCATCTATTCCTCTTTCTAGAGACCCCGCATTGTTTGACTTGCGATCCGCGCGATCTCTTGGCGCGCCCGCTCCAGTTGCTCCGGATCCATTCCTGGCCGGATTTTCTCCAGATCGAACCCGCTTGCTGCCGGGGCGCTCTTTTGCACCGGCCCACTCCCGGACCCGCCCGCAATTCGTGCCGGCAGGAGTTCCGGATTCTCAGTGACGAACTGTTCCAGATATTCGCGAAGTGGGACTTCTCCGCTCGCGCTTTTCCCGACCAGCCGTCCATCTTCGGCCCGTTGAATGTCGTCCCGGACAACCCGAAACGCCAGATCCACTTTGGCCACACCCAAGCGCTGCAATTCCGTCCGGATATTGGCGTGCCTCTCAGCCTCCTCCGCCAACTGCCGCGTTCGCTTGTTCTCCGCCACCAACTCGTTCAGCCGCTGATCCAACTGCTCCCGTCGGCGCCTCTCTTCGAGCAATTCCGTCTTGTAGGCTGGCTCCGCCTTGGCGTGTTCAGCCTGGACGAACTCCTCGATGACGCCGCGAATCATCGACCGCAGCTCCGAACTGCTATCTCTCTGCTCTTCCATAACCCTCCTACCGCGCTCTGTGTAAGGCAGGATTGCATCCTGCGGCGGATTTCCAATCCGCCAACCTGAATCTAAGACGCCTCTTCAATTTCCCCAGCAATCCGATCCTTAATGTCCTGCTGAGAGTCGCAAAGGTACTTCAAAGCAAGCTTCTTAAAGACTTGTTTCCGAAGCGTAGGCGACTGAATGCCCATATTGAGCAACCGTTCCGCTTCGTCCAACTCGATGGAAAAGTCGCCAATGTCAAACTCATCTACGCCCGACACGTCCAGCCGCAAGACATCCTCACGAGCGGCTATGATCGCCCGCAAAACACGCTTCAGCGCGTCTTTCACGGCATCTCCATAGGCGCGGAGAACCTCTTGCGTAATCGAAAAGTCCCGCTGCTTGCTAAGTGCTGACTGTGCGCCGCTCCCGGATAACTCCCCGCCGGCCTGAGTCATGTAGCAGACCCGATAAATCTCTTGCTGAAGCCGGGTCAAGTTATCCGCGGCCACCTGGAACACATGACCTTCCGGTTCCGTCCACCCAAATCGGTCTTCGGGACCAAGTTGTAAGTAGTACGACTCCCCCACCACCTGGTTCCACTCCCGTTCTGAGTAAACAACCGGCATCGCAAACAGCCCCATGTTTAAAGCCCACGACAAAGCGTTCGACTTATTGAAATGCTCGAGCTGCAGCAACGCCGCACGATTCATAAGCCACAATCCTTCGCCCACTCGCACGTCGAACAACGGCACCGTATTCTGCTTCGCAAGGCCATGGAATCCTTCAGCAATTACAGCCGGTGTCGACTCTCTGCCCTCCGCCTGCGTGCTATCAAATATCCGATACCGCTGTTTGTCGTAGTAGGCCCAGCGCGTCTGCTTCACCCACTCCCGATCCTCAACACGTTGCTTCCGCAAATCATGGGTCCGCAGCACAACCCACTCGTAGTTGCCGTGTTCGTCATAGCTCCAGTTGATGAGGTCTTCTGCGGAGTACCCCACCAGGTACGCCCGCGATGCCCCCATAGCGTCCTCATCCGCGCGCGTTTCAGGTGTTCCACCCACTCGCGGAAAATCAACCAGAATGTGTCCCTTGCCGCAGACCAGCGCCTCGATAAACTCGTTCCGGAAGAAGTCGGTGAGCGCTGTGCCGCGCAGATCGCAATCTTCGATTAGCTCACTGAAAAACCGTCGCGCCGGCTCCGATCCCTCTAACGTGATCACGGGCTCTCGCCGGAAAAGTGTGGCGGTATACCAATCGATAATTGAGCCTACGTAGTTCTCGTAGAACACCCGGCTCAGCCGCTCATAGTAGACTTGTGGAACCTCGCGCTGCCGCGACACCAGGTAGTGTGTTGCGTTCTCTTTGAACTGCTCTCCGCCTGTGTACAGATCGCGATACCGGCGCCACATGTGCTGCTTGACCCGGTACTCGGGATGTTCTCGCGTGATGTCAATCTTTTCCTGATCGGTATCCATAAGTTAAACCAGCGGTTTTTCCTGTTCCCCGAACGGCGCCTGCGCTCTACATTCCTGCCACACCAGGTATCCAAGCGCGTCCGATAAGTGAGTCCTCTTCGGGTCTCGGTCTTTGTCAATAACGCTGCTGCCCGGTTTATAAGTGACTTCTTCCATGTCCTTGAGAAGCTCCTTGCACTTCGGACTGATAAACAATCGCGCGACTCCCTCCGCTGACCACAATCGCGAATTCACCAGGCTGACTCTGTCCCGAATATTCGGATTCTTCTTCGGCACCTTCAGGTCATACTTCTCGTACCCGTTGCTTCGCAGAAAATCACGGATGATCCGGTAGTCTGTGGTTCCGGCCGTCTGCAACCGGCTCCCGGACGCGTCGCCGTAAACCACAATGCCCATCTGGTGATTCGGAAATCGCGCGTGAAACTCTTCGCAAGCTTGTTCCGTGCTCGCGCGGCTTAATACGATTTCATCCAGGACCCAGACCTCTTCCCCATGCATCTGCGCCACAATCGACGACATTGGGTCCACATTGAAATCCAGCGCCCAAAAGAGAGGCGACTTGCGGTCAAAGCGCAGCGCTCGAACATTACGCTCCCGGCCGAATGAACTATAGACGGCGCCGGAGTTCACGTTCAGGTAAGCGCCCAGCACTTCCTGCTCAAAGAACCGTTCGTCGTAGCTCCGACGTAGACGCTCATAAAAGTCCGGAATCTTCGACAAAATGTGGCGGTTCTCATATGGCGCGGCGAGAATCGCCTCGTAGCCTGACACCGGCGCCCGGATGAAACGCTTATATACCCAGTCAAACCCCTTGGGTGTCCAAACGGCAAAACCGCAAAGCTTCAATGCGGCTTGGTCCCTCAGGCGTCCCTCGAGTCGCAGCCAGGCTTCTTCTGACGTATACGTCAACTCATCGATGCCAAACCACGCGAGATTCGTTCCGCGTAGTCGCTCGAACTCATCAACGGCTCGGAACAGAATTCGGGAACCTGAGTCGCGCATCGTAAGTACCGACTCGGCCTTGTTGAACTCGTATGGAATTTCATTACGAGCCAGAACTTCGATGAAACTTACCAGCGTGGCATCGCGTAACATCGGGTACGTTGGCGCCCCGATTAGTCCCAGTCTGCCCCGATTGATGTAGCTCAGCCGGATCGCCTCGTGGCAGAGCGCTTGGCTCTTGCCACACCCGACCGGTCCTGAGAACCCTTTGAACCGTGCTTTGCTGCGATGGAATTTTTGCTGCGAGGGCAGTGGCTGGTACTCTATTTCGCGGGTGATTCGCTCGGTTCCACCCAT